AGGTAATATAATCGCACAAATGTTACTTATTATTTATGGTATTCTAAATAATGCTCCTGAAATATATGGACCTACTATTCTATTATTATTTGGATTGTTATATATTGTTTATATTAAATTTACATACCATTATGATGAAAAAAACTTGTAATATTTACCATTTGCTCTTTTTAACTGCTATTTTAGGTCCTTGACCTCGTTTTTTCACGTTAGTTGGATCATATTGTTCTCCATCATCATCATCATCATTTATTGTTTTTGATAATTCCCAGAATTCTTTTGAACCCAATCTGAAGTCATTATGAGCATCTGCTTTATACCAAAATACTTGGTCTTGTAATTTGTTTGATTTTGAGTTGTTATTTATAACTAAACATTCAAAATTTTCAGTACATTGATCCATTACCTGACAAAATGATTCAAATGTTGGAAACATACCAGCATAATTTTCATAAATGCGTTTTCTGTTTGCTATATATGGTTCTCTTAAAATGAACACATAATCAATGTTAGTTCTTAGTGTGGGAGGCATACCTAACGGATATTGCATTGTAATAAGTAACATCACCTTCCAATGTCTACCGTTCATAAATAGGAGCCTCATCATTTTATCACGAGCCCATGTATTATCATAAAGACAATCATCTAAAATAACGAAAGTTCTTGGATCAATTGTGCTGCGTTTAAATGTCTCCATTTCTTTTTTTATTTGTTTTAAAACACCTCTTTGGCGTTTCAAAATATTTTCAATAATTGCTGTATTGTATTCATTATGAATAAATAATTTTGGAACCATTTTACCATAAAAACCGTTACCCTCTTCTGTTCCAGATATAACTGTTCCTATAGGAATGTCTTGATGGTAATATAATAGATCTCTAACTAAAAAAGATTTACCCGTATCACGACGACCTATTAATACAACAACTGGCCCTTTAGATTCATTAGGCTTAAAACTAATGTTTTTCATATCAAAACGTTTTAATTCTAAATTCATATAATATATCGCACATATATATTTAATAATATTTTACGAATACCTCTATAATATTTTTATAAACATTAAGGATAATTAAAATAATAAGTTAAATATTACTTTTATTTATATTTTTATTAGCTAATGACTATTTCTGTAAATTATCAAAAAAAAAACTAACAAAAATATTAATTTAAGCAATGTTCAAAATTATATTCCTATATATGATAAATTCTTTTTGTTAAATAATACTAATTGGAATTCTATTAATTTGAATAACCAATGGTCTATATTTGATATTACAGAGACAAAAAATAGACATTATGATAATGAACACATTTTTAATTGCAAACTTAAAAATATTTCTGATGTCAACGGAGAAGATATTGATAATACACAACAAGTATTCATTAAAATGGCACCACTATTAGATCCATTTAAATACTTAGTTGGAAAATATAATTATAATGATCCTAATTTATTTAACTTACCGTCATTTGATAAATCAACCAAAGTTCATCCTAAAATTTCTGACTCCAATAATTCTTCATATATTGATGGATTTTTTTCATTTTTAACGAGTAAGGTTCTTTATGAACATAAATTTATACACGGTCTAGATTATTATGGCTCATTTTTAGCTATTAAAAATAACTATAAAATTAATATTATTGACGATCTTGATTATTTAATCCAATCTGATTTTTTCATTAAACAAAAAGGCACATTATTTAATGTTGAAGATTATTCACATTTAGTTAATAATAATGATATTAAACAATTACAACCATTAAAAATTTCTACAAGTTTAAAATCAAATTTATCTATAAGATCTCTTGATGATAATATATTTGAAAACATTTTTGACAATGAACAATTATTATCACTTGATGATATTAAAAATAATGGTTTTGATTTAATTGATATTACTAATTCTTCTTGTTTTGATGTAACAAATCAACATAAATCTGAAAGTTTAAAATCAGGATCAACGTGTTCGTCCAGAACATCACATACACAAGACGATGATGAAAATAAAGACTTTGAAAATGAACACTTTAAAGACTTTGATAAATATAACAATTCTTCTTCAGAAAGTCTACAAGATTTAATTAAAGATACAGAATATTCCGATAATGATAAAATATCAGATATAAATTCAGATTTAAATTCAGATTCAGATTCAAATTCAGATTCAGATTCCGAGTCATCAACTTTTGAAGAAGAAACTATTTTTTTAACCATCCCAAAATTTCCTGTTCAATTAATATGTATGGAAAATTGTGAAAATACATTTGATGAGTTGATTATTAATAACACATTAACACCTGATGAATTATTTTCAGCATTAATGCAAATTATTATGATATTAATTACATATCAAAAAATGTTTTCCTTTACTCATAATGATTTACATACTAACAATGTAATGTATATTCCAACTAATAAAAAATTCATTTATTATACTTATAAGAAAAAACATTACAAAGTTCCAACATTTGGGAAAATATATAAATTAATTGATTTTGGTCGTGCAATATATAAATTTAATGGCAAAATATTTTGCAGCGATAGTTTTCAAATAGGAGGCGATGCCGCAACTCAATATAATACTGAACCATATTTTAACGATAAAAAACCACGAATTGAACCCAATTTTAGTTTTGATTTATGTAGGTTAGCTTGTTCTATATTTGACTATGTTGTTGATGATTTTTCAATGATTAAAAATATTGATGATTGTTCGCCATTTGTTAAACTAATTATAGAGTGGTGTATTGATGATAATGGTATGAATATATTATATAAAAATAATGGTGATGAACGTTATCCAGATTTTAAATTATATAAAATGATTACACGTTGTGTACATAATCATACACCTCAATCTCAATTAGAACGTAATGAATTTAGTAAATACTTAGTGTCATTTAAAAATATTTCTAAAAATGAAAGTATTATAAATATTGATGAATATCCATCTTATTGTTAGTATATCTTAGTAAAAATATAATTATAAACAAATATTATTATCTTCATTTATAATAATATTATGTCAAACTATGGATTTATTATTTCAAGACATGTTAATTCAGAAATCACAAATAAATATTGGAATCAATCAGTCAAACTTATTAGAACTATTTATCCTTTAAGACAAATTGTTATTATTGATGATAATAGCATTCAAGAATTTATTAAACCCGATTTTGAGTATAAAAACTTAACTATTATCCAATCCGAATTTCCACAAAGAGGTGAACTTTTACCATATTATTATTATTTAAAATATAAATGGTTTCCCAATGCTGTAATTATACACGATAGTTTGTTTATTCATAAAAAAATACATTTTGAAAAATTTTCACTTCCTGTATTACCATTATGGCATCATAATTATGACAAAGAAAATATACCTAATATTTTACGCATAACATCTGGTTTAAAAAATAATAGTTCATTAATAAATAAAATATATAAAAAAGAAGAAATAGTAATTAATTTAGGATTTTCAGCTGATAAATTTTATTTGTGTTTTGGCGGACAATGTTATATTAAATTGCATTTTTTAGAAAAAATAGAACAAAAATATAGAATTAGTAATTTAATTAATTTTATACATAATAGAACTGATAGATGTGCATTAGAAAGAATTTTAGGGTTATTGTTTTGTCAAGAATATCCGAAATTAGTAAAAATAAAATCATTATTTGGTGATATTGTTTGCTCTCCTAGAGCTTTTAATTATAATTATAATGATTATGATAATGATATACAACATAAAAAAGTTATAAATCCATTTATAAAGGTATGGACTGGACGTTAGTTTACACACAATTTAAATGACATTTAAAAAATAAAAATGTTATACCTTTTTTATATCCATTAATTTGGTTACTTCTAATACAAACGAATAGTCATTTGTATTTATATTCACTAGGTTTCCTAATGGATCTAATAATTTAATGGCTATTTTTTTTATATTTACAGGAGTAAAATAATATCTTAACTTAGGTATATAATCCGAACCATTATCAAACGTTGTTGTAAACTGAGGAGATCTTATTGTTACAATTGCTAAAATATTTTCATCAAGAATACTTTGATTTGGTAAAACACCATAATTATGATTTAAATAACTATTATTATAGTCATCCACCGAAAAATACACATAATCAAGTGATGTTTTATCAAATGCACTTTCACTTGTATAACTTTTAAATCCAGTATATTTTATTAATCTATATCCTATTTGATAGCCAAGTGTATTTGAAATACGTATTTCAGAAACTTTACCTTTTACATCCAAATCATTAAACCGATAATTATATGTGTCTGATAAGTTACCAATTTTTGATTTACATATTAATTGTGGATCAGTTTGTGTTACTGGTGTTACTGGTGTCAGTGGACTTGAAGTGGGTGTAGCCGATTTTTCGCTTGGAAATGTATATAAATCTGTATACGGATAATGCGTCATTAGTATTTCAAATTCCAATGAGTATAACGCATTCTGATCTTGTGATACAAAAATATTTCCAGTCATCATTTGAAACAATCCAGATTCTTGAGTATATCCATCGGGTATAGGTATTACAGGTACAGTTGGTGGTGGTGGTGGATTAAAGCTGCTTTGATAACCAAGATTACTACTAACAAAAAATGGATTATAACTAATAGCATCATCATATGTATTGTAATTAACCCATTCTTCCATATCCGTATAAATAGTAAAATTTTCATAAAACCCCGCTGACGGAGTCATTGTACCCCAATTAGTTTGAAGTAATTCAAATGTTTTATTTGGATATATTTTTAAAGTATATATATGATTTCTTGTTACATTTCCATTTCCTCCATTATTTGAATAAAATATAGGAAATGGGGCTACTTGCGCATTTAACAAATTAGCAGTTAATATAGCAGTATGGCTATAATAATATTTACCATTAATTCCTAATGGGGTGTTATCTACAGAATAAACTGGTGTTGGTACACCACTTACAACTCTTGTCGTAAGCGCTAATGGGGCATAAAGTTCTGTAGCACCAAGGGTTTCAAACTTAATGTCAAGTATTTGTTTTAATCCGGTGTCTAATATTAAAGCGCCTGTTATTATTGAATTTAACGTAAAATATATTTTATTTAAATTAGTATATAATGGGTCATTATAAATTTTTTTTACATTAAAAATACACTCTTTTAAAAATACATCAGATACAGTAGTGCTAGTATTATAGTTTATTGTAACATCAAAATTGTTATCTCCTTCCCTAATAAATTCTACGGACGAACTGTATGTTTGTGGAACAGTTAAATTTGTTGATGAAAGTTGATAACCTAGATTACAGTTTCCTAATTGACTAGGAAAAGTTGTTATTGTTTCCATTGTAAAAGTGTACAATGTGTTTTTAATAGTTACATAAAATGTATGAGGATTAATTGTAACAAAAAATCTATAACTTGTGGGTAAAATAAAAGGGCTAATTACTTGCTCGTTTATGCTTTTTTCAAGAATACCTGGAAAAGTGGTTTCGTCATAATTTCCCTCAGGAATAACAACAATTGCGGCAAAATTTGTTACATCTTCTTTAATATATATTTGTGTCGTAAATTTAGCATTTGAAAATGCTAACATCACATTTGGTATTTGAATACTTAATAATGATAATCTAAGCACGTTATTTATTGGGTTTGGGAGTTGAAAAATACATTGTTGTGGAATACTATTTAAAAAATCGTTACGAAATTTCGTATTAAATATATAATTTTCTGTTATTGTTTTTTTATTATATGAGTTTAGCGTTGATTTGTCAAGTTTTTGATATTGTAATGGATTATGATTAATATTATTGTATGTTTTTATTATATTACCAATTTTTGTGTCAATAATTTCAGATAAAATTTTACTATAATCTTCTTTATCTTCTTTATCTTCTTTATCTTCTTTATCTTCTTTATCTTCTTTATCTTCTTTATCGTCTTCCATTTTATCCCGATAATTTTTAATTTGTAATCTATCTTTAATGCTAGT